GATTCGTGCTATGACCGTGAACAGTTCCCGACAGAAGAGGAGGCAATAGACTGGTGTTGGGCTAGAACTACCGAGGAAGTGGAGGCTGTTAAGTTTGTTTTGACTAAATTCTTCACTCTTAAGGATGATGTTTACATGCAAAAGCACATTCAGGAGGTGGTTGATAAATATCATAGTACCGCCTTAATAAACAAGAGGATAGCAGAGGAGAGGGAGAAAAATAGAAGGGAGAATAAAACGAAGCGTGAACGAAGCGTGAACGAAGCGCCACCTAACCAAGAACCAAGAACCACTAACCAAGAACCAAGAACCATAGAAAAGAAGGGGGGCAAGCCCCGATTTGCGCCACCAGCAATACAGGAGATTCGTGATTGCGTATCGGATCATGGTTACGCTGTAGATCCTGAAGCGTTCTTTTTCCACTACGAAGGCAATGGGTGGATGGTCGGCAAGAACAAAATGAAGAACTGGAAAATGGCTCTTGCCAGCTGGAATAAACGCGAAAGCAATAAACCGAAACAGCAGGGGACAGGATTCAATCGTTTGATGGAGCTTGCACGATGATTACCGAGAGAGATGTCAAACGGGCTTCACGCTTGATTCTGCGTTTGCAAGTCAGGTTTCCGAACAGTTTCAACAATTTCAAGAACAATGATCCTATGCTGGGCTTGATGGCTGAGGAGTGGGCTATGGATCTACAATCGCTCAGTGATGAGGATATGCTTAGAGGGCTGGATAAAGTCAGAACTTCAGGCGCTACCTTTTGCCCCTCCCTTCCTGAATATATAGCTATGTGCAAGCCAGAGAAACGACACGGCGCTCATATTCTGGATGCCTTGCCGCCTCCGGTTAAGGTTGTCAGTGATGAGCAGGCAGAGAAGAATATCGGTATTTTGAAAAAAATGATGTCAGGCGTGGGGAGAGTGTGATGAACGATTCAATACAGCGAGTGCTAAACCAGTTCAAGCTACACAAGAGCAAAGGGATAACGCATCAATGCTTCCCAGTTGGCTTTGCTTTGAGATCGCGGATAGCTGATCTACGCGCCACTGGTTACAAGATCGTAACTAAGCTGGAGGACAACACCAGCAACTCAGGCCGTCATGCGCGCTACCACTTGATAGCAACACCGGAGGCTAAGTAATGCCTTGGCCTACAGGGGAGCGTCATCATAGATCAAAATTGACGGATCATGATTGCGAGTTAATGCGCCAGCTACGGGAGGCGGGTCTGACCTACAAGGCGATAGCTGATAAGTTTGAATGCTCGTTGTGGACAGCAAGGGATATTGTGAACTATCGGAGTAGATATGCTTAAACCTGTATTGCTCGAGCTGGATAAAGAGTTCCTGGCTGCCGCCACCCATCGCATGAGCGCAGAAGAGAAAAAGCAGCTATGGGATGATTACTGCGAAGAGTACGCAAGAGCTTATACAAAAGAGCCGATCAGCTTCAAGCAGGAGAACGCGGGTCGCTTTGTTGCAAACACAATGGTGCTGAAGAGAGTTAATTTTAGAAAGGAATTAAGGCAATGAAAGGACGTATGTCAGATGAGGTATGGGATTCAGTGGTTAAACTTTTAGTTAGTCTGGATGAGCATCGAAGAGTTTTTGATTCAGCAACAGATCAATTGATGATCTCACCAGAATCACCATTGCAGGAGCCTTTTTACGGGGTCACTGATGATCTAATCACCGCATGTTCTGATCTGGCTGGAGATCATTTTGACAGTTTAAGTTGGTGGGTATATGAAAATGATTTTGGAAGAAACGGCATGGATGCGGGTGCTGATGGAGATATACGGAAAATTATGAGCTATGAAGATCTACGTTGGCTGCTGGAGGTTGTCGAGTGAGAAAATTCATCATCAACAGCAAAGAGGTAAAGCAGAACTGCATCAATGCAGTGCTGGAGATCATGGGTGGCGACCAGATGGAGGTGATAATCCAGAAGCATAAGAAACGCAAGACGGATTCCCAGAGATCGTACTGGCACGTACTCCTAGCTATTCTAAGCAATGAAACAGGCTACCAGCTAGGTGAGGTTAAATATCTCGTGAAGTCTACTGTAATGGGCCTAGAAACCGTTTCTGTAGGCACTAAAACGGTAGAGGTGGTTCAGAGTAGCGAAAAACAGGATAGAGAGAACTATTCTAAGCTGATCGAGGCTACTCATCAGATAGCAGCAGAGGCTGGAATTGTTCTACCATCGGCAAGGTGGCAGGGAGAGCTGGATTGAGGCAGAAAAAATGCAAGTCGTGTGGTAAAGGATTTCAGGCTGCTAACTCGCTGGTTAAGGTTTGCAGCTTGCAGTGTGCTTTAAAGATAGGCAGAAAGAAAGCAAAGGAAGCCAAGAGTAAAGAGTACAACAAGAGAACGCGGGATCTGAAGAAAGAGCATAGAGATCAAGATAGATCGTGGTGGTTGAAGTCTGCGCAGAACGCTTTTAATGCTTATGTGCGAGAACGGGATAGGTTGGAGCCATGTATCTCATGCGGTCGTAATCACGAGGGGCAATGGCACGCAGGCCATTATCGTACAGTAGGCGCTCATCCAGAGGTCAGGTTTCACCCGTTCAACAACAATAAACAGTGCGCCCCCTGCAACAACCATAAATCTGGAGATATAGTAAATTACAGAATAAACCTGAAGGACAAGATAGGGGAAAAGAGTCTGGGCTGGCTGGAGGGCTACCATGAACCATGCAAGTGGACTATTGAAGATCTCAAAGAGATAAAACTACACTACACGGAGCAATTGAAATTGATAAAAAGCAAAGATTCATTTGAGCGTTGGGCAGAGGGATTATAGATGGCTGATATAGTTGATTTGGCTATGACTTACGAAGAGATGGAGCGGGAGAGGTGTATAGAGGCGGCTCAGCACCAGATACCACCACTGCAAACGGGTTATTGTATAGATTGCGGGGATCAATCGGAAACTCTAAGGACTGGATGCTGTACTGAGTGCAGAACCATCAAAGAGCAGAGGGCGGGTCGATACGCAGGGTATTAAGGTAAAATACATCAGCAGGGTGGGTGCCGGAAGGTTCCTGCTACTGCACCACGCTATTGTGGTATAGTTAGCTTACGTAAACATTGAACGGAAAATGCAATGGCAGTAGCAAAGAAAAAAGCAGCGCGGGGCAGACCGACAAAGTATAGCGCCATGTGGTGTGAGAAGGCTGAAGCCTATTTTGCAAACCCTACTGCGTATGGGGATAAGCTTGCGACTAAGGCGGGGCTTGCTTGTATCCTTGGGGTTGGGCGAGATTGCTTGTATGACCAGATCAAAAACCACAAAGATTTTTCCGACACTATAAGACGCGGCGAAGTCCACCAAGAGCGACAACTTGTTAATATTATGCTCGATAAAGACCGGCATACTACGGGTGCGATATTTGTCGCAAAGAATATCCTCGGGTGGACTGACAAGCAAGAAATCCATCAAGAGGTTGTAAATACCACTGTAAATATCGTGAAAGATGCAGACTCAGACGATCTATAGCGCACTGGTTAATAGGCGTAAAACTCACCCTGCCACCGGTCGAGTTGAAAAACATCATATTGTGCCTAAATCGTTAGGTGGGAGCGACCATAAAAGCAATCTCGTTTCCCTTACCCCTAGAGAGCATTACGTGGCACATAGACTTCTAGCGAAGATGCACGGCGGCCCTATGTGGGCTGCTTTGGCGTTTATGTCTAGGGGGGCGGTTAATTCTGCTGCTGGGGTTGTTGTGCCTTCTAGGGTGTACGCGCTTGCGAAGCAAAAGGACGCGGAGTGGAGGGTGGATAGATACAAAGGGGAGGGGAACCCATTTTACGGTAAGACTTTTACCGAGGAACAGCTGGTAAAGTTGCGAGGGAAACGGGTTTCGGTGGAGGGGAAAAATAATCCTAATTATGGGGTTCATGATGAAGATAGGAATGCCATTATATCCTTTGTTATAAGCTACAACCCGCGCGCTGTGACTGTTGATGATACTGTGCAGCGGCGTATAGACAGTCAATACCAGATCACAGATGAGCTTCGTAGACTTAACAAGTTTTATTCTTTCAGTGCCGCGGCTAGAGCGAAAGCGGAAACCCGAGATTACACAGGGGTAAATAACCCCAACCACGGGAACGGTGCCGCTATATCTGGGGAGAAAAACCCAATGTATGGGCGCAAGCATGGGGCAAGCACTAAAGCTAAAATAGCAGCGAAGGCCGCTAGAAAGTTGACTTGCCCGCATTGCGGTAAGGTCGCTAATATTGGGAACGCCAAAAGGTGGCATTTTGGCAACTGCAAGCAAGCAACTTAATCTGCTAACTCACCAATACGAGTTGGTGCAGGATGCGCACACTCCTATTTTTGGTTTAGTGGCAGGCTATGGTAGCGGCAAGACTTTTGCCGTTTCACGGAAAGCTGTTTGCCTCGCAATCGCAAATGCTGGTTATGATGGTATCATTACAGAACCGAATCACCCCCTATTGATCCAAATCTTGATCCCAGAGATGAAGGAAGCATTAGACTTTTTTGGTGTGCCGTACATTTTCAATCGTAGTGAGATGATTTTCTACTGCCAGATTGGAGGAAAAGAAACCCGCATAATCTGTAAGTCGCTAGAAAATTATGATCGGCTGATCGGGGTTAATGCTGCATGGTGCATTATGGACGAGTTCGATACCACCCGCGCCGATACCGCATACAATGCGTACTTGAGGTTACTGGGTCGCCTGCGTGTTGGCAACACAAAGCAAATGGTGATCGTTAGCACTCCTGAAGGGTATAAGGCAATGCACCGTATTTTCGTTACCGAGAATGACGAGAATAAACGATTAGTCCGCGCAAGAACAATGGATAACCACCATTTACCGCTGGATTATATAGATTTAATGAGGGAGACGTACCCAGCCCAACTACTAGAGGCGTATCTCGAAGGGGAGTTCGTAAACCTCACCTCTGGCTCGGTCTATTCTAACTTTAGTCGTGAGGCTCAGGATGTAGATA